ATTGTATGTGGAATTGGTTTGACGGAGGCCCTGGGGCCGGTGGGTGGGTGGGCGGGGATCAGTGTCGTGCCGAATGCTGCCGCAGTGCCTGCGCCTGCCGTGGAGTGCCGTAGTGCCGAAGGACACGAAGGACACCGCACGGTTGGACGCGGGACACGACGGCCGACATGAGGCGCCCTTCCGCTTGCATTCGCATGAGAACTATTTCCGTGGGTGGGGGCACTCTGACTGTCGCATGTCGCGATCGGTGCCCGCCCCACACCCGGCGCAGTGCTACCCAGAGGTCAGTCACACCAATTCCCGGTGTAGCATTTCCAGAGCGTCTCTTTGGTCGCTTCGTAGTGCAACTGCATATCGATCGGCGGGATTCCCCACTTCCATGATGCTTCATGAGGGGCGCCTATGAAGTCCAGAAGTTCCAGCCCTATTTCCGAGCAATATGCCCGCTTGTTCTGTGGGTCTGAATTCTCTACACCGTACATTTGCAAGAATACTTCCAATTCATACGGTTTACCTACATATGACCATAGGAACTGATTGATTTCATCGACGCTGCGAGAGAAGACATTGTGCGGCTGGACGATGAACACGTAGTGAGGACCAAGGCGGGATCGGAGTTCATATTCGTGAAGGGGGAACCATCTGCAGCGGGGCCACGTGGCTTCTATGCCAAGCAGGGTGCCGGCGGGGCATGCCGGGATGCGCGCAGCGCAACCCCATTTCCTGGATGCGGTCACGATGATCGGCGCATAGCAGGGGTCCCACATCACCGAGAGTGCGATGTGGCTGCATACCCGCGGATTGAGCATCTGGAAGAGCCCCGGTTTGAATTTCTTGATGATGGCGGCGAGTGGAGAAATGCTGGTCGTGCCCGCGAGCATGCCTGTGCGAACAATGGGACCGAACGAAGTGAGTTCCTGAGACATACTTCCTCCTCCTGTGGTTCAGATTTCATTCTCGAACGGTGTCCATTCCGGCCAGATGATGAGCGCTTTGGTTTCACCCCGGTAATCCTGACCGCCGATGGAGCAGACTGCTTCGAAGAGCCACCGCCCGGCCATATTGTTCGAGGCCGATGTGATGTCGACATAGATTTCTCGTTCCGACAACATTGTTGCCGCGTAGATGGCCGTGGTGTTGTCCGGTTTCACGACGTGGATGTTGCGTGCGGCTGCGAGTGTCACGTCGACGCCTGGGTCGATAATCAGGCGGTATGCCGAGTTGATCATTTGACGGATCATAATTTGATTTCCCTGAGTGCGGGTGTGATGACGAGCGGATATCCCGTGAATGTTGCGCCTGGTGTTGCCGCGGCTACGGTTGCCGTGTTGAAAATGGATTCGTCTTTCATGATGACCATTGATTGTACATCGAACCATGCGTCTCTGAGTGCGAAGCAGGAAATTTGGTCGTCTATCGACATGATTTTACCCGCGGAATATACCGATGGATCGAATACATTCACGCCGCTTGGTATGGTGTCGAAGGCATCAACCGTTGCACGTTGGAAGAAGCCGTCTTTGACCAGCAGACAATTTTTTTCCGTTAATCTGATTCTGTTGACGATTGAATTTGTCACCGATAAGATGTTGAGTTGCGTCGGGCTTATTTCCGCGACGGAAGATGTCGTGAACACATCGAAAGGCGGTGGCATGGAGTGCCAGTACACTATGAAGCATTTGTCCTTGTAGAGAGAGCCGTCTGCCGGGTAGAGCATTGACATGGGAAGTATTATTTCTGAAAATGACAGAGCATCGGTTGACATGTAGGCATTTTGTGTCAATACCAGCAAGTACAAACCATTGGATTCCAGTACGGATTGTTGATCGGGGAATGCTGCTGGTGGGAGCGCCATCGCTGACCATGTTGTCATATTGTCAAACGATACCATCATTTTTGCATCTGCAATGAAATCGGCCGGCACTCTTGCTACCCAGATTGAACCTTTGAAGAATTGGACTTCTGCTATTGAATAATTCAGTAGCGATATGGTTGGCGAGATCGAGAAAGCGCCTGCGTTGTCAAGATAGAATGATTTCAGTTTGCCTTCATCCCTGAAGTCGCCTATGATAATTGTGCCGTATGGTGAGTTGGCTGCTATAGGCGTGTAGATTCTGCTGTGGTGAGCGCCTGCGTCGTAAGCCGTGATTATGGTGCGTATGAACGTACGACCATAGTCGTATGAAATCCATGCGACGATTCGGCAGTGCCAGAAAGCGTCATGGTATGCTTCGACCGCCGGGAAGACGATTCTCACCTTCTCCTCCATGCCGGCGAAAGTGAGGGGCTGATGATTTCATGATCCCTTGAAGAAGCGAAGCGGTTTTGTATCAGGCCGCCCCATGACAGTGTTGCGTCTGCTTTTTTCAAGGGCAGGAATGTTGAATCTGCCCGGACGCCATACGCCGATGCCAGCGCGATGAGTTCTTTTGAGCGATTGGCGGCGGTGCTTTCCGGGATCATGAGTACCTTTGTCGCTTGTGACAGGCAGATAAGCGACATGGTGAGGAATGATGCCGATGCTCTTGTGAGGTCATTTTGAGTTGTCGGGTCTGCGATCGCTTGCAGCATCAGGGCTTCTGCCTGCTGAATCATCTCACGAATGGCGAGGCTCGAAATAAGGATTGCCGCATGCGAGTAGTCGATGTAGACGTAGACGCCCGATGCGATTGAGGAACCCGCGAGGCGCGTTATCTGTCCGGCTGCATAGTTGACGGAGTAGTCAACGCCTTCGGAAAGTGTAGTCCATTCCAGGCATGAGGTGCCTACCACGCTTCCCGACGGAATTGAACAGCCGGGCGTAGTGCGGCGTATGGTGCCTACTTCGTAGTCGACCACGAAATCATAGTCCTCAATGTATTCTATGACTCCTATGAAGCATTGGACGGTACCGCGTATCGGTCTGTCGCCCGCGGTGATCGGTTGTGGTACTACTCCTGTGAGCGTTGGCGTGAGGAGTGTTGGTGCGAGAGTTCGGCGTTGCTTCAGGATAAGACCCATGTCGACGCCTGAGTACTGCAACTGTGACGGCGCCGCCGCGGTGATGAGTAGCGGTTCGTCGTATACCGTTGGACTCGGCACGTTTGTCGACTGCATCAGTGCATTGATGGTATCTTCATCCGTCCATTTACCGGTGAACATCTTACTCCTCCGTGTTTGCTGCGTGCATTGGTTCACGTTCGCGGAGTTCCGACAGTATCTGGTGCATCTCGTCGAGACTGTCTTCGAGGCGTTGGGGTAGATCGATTTCGTGTTTTGTCGCCGGCGCCGGTGATGGTGTTGACATCAGCATATTCGGCGCGAATGCTTTTTCGTACCCGAGTTCTCTGGCGCCGTCGTCCACCGAGATGAAACCGGCCTGGATCTTTTTGATGATGCTGTCGGTTTTTGTCGAGTCGGCTGTTGCCATATCCCTGGCGGCTGGGTCCCGGGGCAGTACGAAGAACTGTTTGCATGACACCGGGATACCTTGGAGCATGAGGTGTGAGTTGCGAATCCACTCCGCGAATCTCTTGGCTTCGCGCTGCAGGGATTCGGCCTGAGCCATGAGGAGGTCGAACTGTACCGATACCCAGTTTTTTGTGGTGCCGTAGCTTTTGGCGAGGACCCATGGGTAGAGGTGGAATGCGGTGCACATTTCTTCATCGATTATTTGCCGCAGGGCGCGCCATACGTATCCTGTTTGAGCATTCGCGCCGCCGGCGATGGCGATTTGCACATCGTCCCATGTGTAGAAGTTGTCATCCGGACCTATTTCAGCCATCTCGTCAACGAGGCTATCGAAGTAATTGTTTGCCCGGGTTGCGTAGTTGTCCGCATTTTCCCCCGGCATGATTTGTGGTTGCTTGATTTTGATGTGCAGGCGGGGGATCCCGGCATTGCTTGACGACAAGGTCATATCTTCCATCATGTCGTTGGCGATACCGATGAGAGAAGGGACCGCTTCGAGCATTGAGGAACCGTACGGGTTTTCGGTGTCCATATTCATCGCGAAAAAGTAGAAAGTATTGGGATTCAGTTTGAGGAATGTGCCGTCTTTTTGTTCCGCGTATGGTTGAAGGTCTTTCTCTGAGAATTTGATGGAGTAAGGGTTCATGATTTCGAACGATGCCACACCATCCTTGGTTGGCGATAACCTGAGTTGGCCGGCGAATCGACCGTACGTGAAGATGTATTTGAACCACAGTTCGAGCATGAAATCCATGCCCCCGGTCTGGACGGTTTTGATCGGGGAGATGCGACGGTCGAGTTCGAGTATTGTCTCGGCTGCGCGGATGCGTTGCTGTTCGGTCCCCCCTACAAACTTGACATTCTGGCGAGTCGCGCAGAGGTTTTTCCATACCCACACGGCGCCTGCGGCGGATGGAACCGTGCGCGTCACCGCGTCGGCATAGGTTTTCATGAATGCGGCCTTGTCGGTGAGCATGTCCGATCCCGTGATCTTGAATGACCTGGATCCTTGCCGCCAGGCTGCCATCGGTTTTGCCTTGAGCAATTCCTTTTTTACTCTGGAGCCTGAGCTCGCGCATGCGACGACCGGCGTCTTTTTATCGAATGGCCACATTTTTCTTTACCCCTCGTACTCGTGGGATGAGCGGGTTGGAGGTTTCTGTCTGGTTTGTAAATTTACCACGTGCTACTGCTATGGCTATGAACAATGCGCAAACGAAATCCCAGAGGATTGATTTTCGTATGTCCGGTTCGAAATCGCGTAGTTCGTCCTGGGCGATCCAGAGCGAACCGTCCTCCATTCGTCTTTCGATGAATGGTAGTCCGATTCTACCATGCTGGAACTCCGCTGCGCCATTGCGAATCAGGTCCTCTTCCATGGCATGAGAGAGCACGATCGGTACCGGGGCGATCTCCGCGATGTAGCTGAAAAGTACATCGCCGATGCCTGTTCTGTCGAAGGCCGTTGTTCCCGGCCATTGGTGATGCGCGGCCTTGATCTTCTGCTCAACCATGCGCCAGTAGCCTTCGGTTACCGTCTCGGACTGGTCCTTGAATCGATCGACGGATACGATCTGGAGGATGTCCCCGACTTCGAGAGTGACGCGTGTACACCAGGTCCGAGCTCGGGCGAGGTCCCATGCGTTGATATGAGTTTTACCCGAGCGGGGAACATCCTGCAGGCCGCATGCTTTGAGTTGCGCTGCATCAAGGAATTCGGAGGAGATCAGGTTTCCTTCGGCTTCCCATTCACCTTTGACGTTCTTGGCGAATAGCCGTGGTGGTAACGAGTTCATGTGGACGATAGTTGCTGGTGACAAGAACTTGTTCATTCTGGAGTCACCCTGGTAGGTGAAGTAATCTTCGTCGCCCTCTTTGATTTTGTTCTGCATCAGCGTCCAGAGTTTGAAGGCGTTTTTCTTTCCCCGGCGCGGTGTCGTCATGACCGACATGAAACCCGCATAGTCCCAGGTACGGGGTTCGAGCATTTCTTCCTGGAAGCGCTGGGCATCTGCGAACAGGTCCAGCTCGTCGGTATTGGTGTAGAGGTACGACCGGCCTTCAAGAAATTTGCCATCGTACGCCGCATTGCGGAACCACCAGATTACCCCATTGGTGAATTCGATATGAGGGAATGGCGAGAGTTTGATGTCTTTCACCAGCCAGGAGAAGTTCTTTTTGTTGACGACGGAGTCTCTGAATTTGTCGAAGATGATATTGGATTGATCCTGAGTGATTGACGTATTCAAAATCGACATGTTCTTGTGCTTGAATTGCTTTTCACATGGTTTGTACGCGGCCATCCAGCATCCATAAATGAGGCCGATCTCGCCTTTGCCGAATCGGTTGCCTGCGCAGATGAAGGAGTTGCGTTTCAGGCGCATGCCATTGAGGGCTATGTCCTGGCCGGCGTGGGTATTCATCTCCAGCACTTCATGGGCGAAGTATGGGATATCAAGGAATCCCCTGCGCCATTTTTCCGGGAAGGTTTTAGTTACGGAAGCCGTGCTCAAGGGAGACCTCCGAGACGAATGCGCGAAGCGCGTTTTCCCATGGGTTCCCGTCCTGTATCCTCTTGAGGATTTCGGCGGCCTTGAGTGCTTCCGTGATGGTTGGGATGAGGGTTTTGGATCGTATTCTTGACAGGACGTCTTTTATGATTTCGGTGCAGAGCATCACATCCTGGGCTGTGTCCAGTTGCTGACGTGTGGTTACATCCTCTGCTTTGCGGTCCGGCGTTCCTTCGACGATCGAGGGGATTCTGTGCTCTTTATTGTGGACCGAGAGATTGGCCTTGTTCACTTTGAAAGGCGGTTTGAGTCGACTTGCTTTCACGATGATTTTTGAGAATGGGGCGCCCTTTCCCAACATCGCGTCTATTTCGGCGCGGTGGATTGACCGGCAGATTTTGCATCTTGGGCCCTTGATCATTTGAGGGCTTTCATCACTTCTATGTGATTGTCGTGCATTTCATCGATCATTTTGTCTACTCGGTCCCAGATCTTTGCGATGGTTTCTTTTACCTCGGAGACGGTTTCTTTTGCGTCTTTCTCATGTTCACGAATCGTCTGGAGTTCTTGAGTTATCGGTATCATTTTGAGGTCGCAGAGTTCATCGTGAGCCTTTTTCGTGAACGAGTCGTACAATCTCATCGCTGCCTGCGCTTCGGGAGGCGGCGCAACCTCCGGCGTCTCTGTTTTCTTTTTTGCGATCTGCAATACCGTCGCTGCTATTGCCGCGGCGCCCGTTGCGATGATCGTTACTATCTCGGGTGTGTCCATGGTTCACACTATGATGAATGAAGCTGCTGCTTCCAGTGTGATTGCCGCCGATGACTTGATAAAGAACGATTTGCTTCTCAGGATTGGAAAACCATGTACCGAGTTGAAGCAGAAGCCTTGACCGGCATTGATTGCCCGGAACGTCGGGAAGAGAATTGTGGACAGGTCTTCTGCAATGAAAGTGATATTGGACGCTGCCGACAGTGAGCAGAATATGTCGAACAGGATAATGGTTTTGTCGGTTTGTCCGCGAATCATGAGCGTTGGCGTGGTGGTAGTGATGGTGAGAATGCGGCTTCTTCTCGGCATGACGCCCATGAGGGCGCCATTGATGGCGGATACTACGGCGTCGTGTTGCATGCTCCCCTGGGCGCCCGTGCCGTCGACGGCCACCTTGTCGAAGGCGTTGCGAAGCAACTGGTCTTCGGTCATTACCGAAGCTGTTTCGTTTCTTTGCAGCAGTTCGTCAATGATTCCGCTCATGTATTCTCCTTTGTTACCAGACTTTGAAGCCACCCGAACTACCGCCGCTACCCGGGCCTGCCGTGACCATTTCATCACCGTAGAGTTCTTCACCCATTTCCGTTATCGAGAGTGGTGATGCGTTTTTGGTTGCGGCTAGTGTTGCCAGACTGTAAGAAACTGTGTATGTAAGCACGCCGGTGGTGATGTAGCAATCGAGGTAGAGATTGACCCTGCCGACTTCGAGTGGGGTGAAAGTGATCGTGAGTATCTGTGCGCCCGCACCAGCCGATGCGGTGAAGATGTCATACGAGACCCCAGCGATGGAGTTGGCCAGGATTTTCAACTGTGCAATGAGCGCTGCATTGCTCGGGTTGACAGTGAGAGAGACGGTGTACGGGACGTTGGCTGTATCGCATCGGACGAAACCGATACAGTGACGCATGGGGATCAATAGGGTTGCGTTGACGTTGTTGACTGCGATGATCCACGTCGGGGTGGCGAATGTGGCGTAGCCCATTGACGGGTAGTACGCGCGGTTATCGCCGGTGACTCCGCTGAAGCTTTGGACCGAAAGACTATCGCCATATCCATAGGAAGTGGCTGGACCAACAATAATAGATGAACTATCAGTTAAGAAATTTTTGATTCCACTACGCCCAAGCATAGAGCCTATAAACGCCGCAATCGTGGCAAAGAAGGTGCGAACATGAATTAAACGAAGAGCAGGGCCTATTGTGCTCATGCCATATCCCACTCCATTATAAGAACAGACATCATAAATCTTGCCGGAACAGGCTACAAACGCGATTGACGTTCCCGATGTAAAACTTCCAAAACTTTTCAAACTGAAAGAAGCCAGAAAAAGACACGCTGCATAAGAATGATCACTACCGCCAATAGCCCCCGAATTGAATCCCCAACAATACTGAAAAAGGCGGATCGAATAATATGTCCCCGATGCAAAGGCCATATAAAACGAAGTCGCGGTGGATGAAACGCCGAAAAAATGACGCACAGACATCCAGTTGATTCCACCAGTGTCATAAAACCGATATGCCCTGACGAGTACGATTCCACCAGTAAACTTAATGCTTTGTTTGTTGTTATATATATCTCCAAGGCCATTTCGGAAGCTAATAACGGTGACTCCGGTTATGGTATCAACTCCACCGGGCGAAGTCCATCCGCCTGAGATAATTTTCGGTGCAGCATCCATACCGTTTGCCCCTGCACTATCACCATGAGTGCCCGCAGCCGCAGGCATCGGATACAGGAACGGCGTGAGGTACGACAGTCCCGCAGTCTCGTCAGTGCCGTAGTACCCTCTGCCAGCAGCACCCACGTTGGCGCAATGGTTGTCGATCTCAATGCGATTATTCGCTATGTCAAGGGACTTGATGGTCATGAAGTAGTACGCTTCGTCGTCGCCCATGCACGTCCAAATCACAGTGCCGTCGGTAATCGTCTGCCCGGCGAAGCTGCCCATTGCCGGAAGCATCGCCGTATCCCAATCCGGTTCCGTCGCGCCGCACGTACCACCTGCCGTGGTCTGAAATCGTAGCGGTGCGTGATAGCCGAATGTCGGTACCCGGATCACTCCTGCCCCAACTACCTCATTGGCGGTCCATGCGGTTTTCCATGGTTTGTGGAGCATACTGTCAAGGTCGAATCCTGCCACGGTTGCGTAGAAGGTATCGAACTTCCACACACTCGATGCCGCGGGTGCGGCGGCCCCGGTGTAGATCGCTATTGAGTTGATGCCGTTTGCGAGTGCTCCGCCGTTGTCAAGGCACATGGTAGAGTTGACAGAGAGCGCGGCGAGTGCCTCGGCATAGTTGAGTGTTGCTACGACTCCAGTTACGCCGTCGTTGCCAGTGCACAACTTGATTACGCATGAGTTGGCAGGCATAGAGCCAACCGTTGCCGTGACCCACGAACACACCTTCTGATACGCTGCGAGAGAAAGATTCGCAACAACGACGTAAGCCTGCAATGTCGTAGCATGGGGCGTTGCCCCGAATGTCAGTGTCAGTTTGTTGGCAGTACCATTTTTGATGACACCGGCGGAGTATGTAACCGTTGACAAATCGCCGCCAGCCGCTTTAACCCACCCACTCTCGCACGCATCAATCAGCGCCGCAAAACTCGACAGATTGCCCGCGTTGAACGGCAGGTATCGGTTGGGAACCGCAGCCGTTCCTTTGGCGTATGCGACGGTCACACCGGCCATGTTGGTGTCGGTTGATGCCAGACAACGGGTTTCTACGGCTGCGGTGGAGCATTCGTTGATCGTTCCGCAGGCGTTCGCTGCGAAGTCCGCGCCAGAACCGTCCGTCGCCACACCCGTATTTTTGCTGCGGTAGATAGCCATTATCTCACCTTCTCAATCGGCGTTTCAATTGGGTCTGGCCTGATCCGAATGGCAATTGACTTCGCATCGAGGTACGTCGTGGCCTGGTCGGGCGCCATCCGGGCAACTACAAGATCGGTCACGGCCTCGACTGTCTCGCCCGTCGCGGCCATGTACTCGTCAATCGCCGCGTTCAGCGCGTCCTCCGGCGTTGGCACGACAGGTTCCTCTATCGGCGCTGTTGCCATATCGTCGAGCCGCTGCGCCTCAGTGAGCACGTCGTCCGGGGTAGCGTCAGCGGGCATATTCAACGAGTACGCGCGCGATTCGTCGTTGCTCAACACGCGCCAGCAACGCATATCAATACGGTATTGTCCGTCAACGAGTATCATGGAAATATCCTATGCGTTCAGGAATTCGATCATTCTGTCTGCGCATGATTCGAATGAGTAGAACCGTATTTTGTCGAGAGCGCCTTCGACACAGTGTGACCAGAAAACCGGGTTGTTGATGAGTTCCCGGAGTAGTTCCGCTTGCTTGGTGATCTCGTTGTTCTCGGTGCAGAGGTCCGGGAACAGGAATCTCTGCGAGTCGACACACCGGGACCCCACGACCGGTACCGCGAGGGCCGCGCAGTCGATGGTGAGCCGGCCGTATGAGCGAAGCGTGTACGATTCGAGTACCGCGTACGTTTCGGCCAGGTGTCTCATGAGGTCGCCATACTTGATTTGACCGAGGATATTCGGGTAGAGGTGGGCGACGAGACCCGCATTCTGGCCGGCGTCACCGATGAGCGATAAGAGCCATTTGGTCTTTTCAAGCCCCGCCAGGCGAAAGGCGAGGGCCGGTAGAAGGAAGTTTTGCTCGTAAGAGTGGATTGAGATGCCTATCTCCGAGCGGCGCGCGCCTTCCCCCGTCTTCTGAAGCGCCATCAGTTTGTCGACCGAGCACGGGTGAGGCATGTGTGCGACCGGTCGCTTGAGGAGTTGCGAGAGCAGATCCGCCATCTGTTCCTCGACGGCGAAGATGTAATCCGCTTTGTCCATTTCTCGCAGGAATAGCGCTGGGAATCTGAAAGAAGGGTACCACATCTCGATTGCGTAATCGATGTTGTAGATGACTTTGGTTTGTGATCTGTCAAGCAATTCATCGAGCTGCGGCAGCATGTTGAGATTGTTTTGCGTGATATTGACATGTACGAGGTTGTACTTTGCTGCGTCTTCTCGCGTTCGCGGGAAGGCGCGTATGCCGTTTAGGGCAAGCGACCAGTTGAACAGGCCCGACAGTGGGATGTCTTCTGAGACGTAGTGATCCGACTCGGTTTTTTCCCAACCCGCGAATGCGAGGAGGCAGTAGCGGATATTCTCTTTCGTAAACTTCATCTTGTGCGCCTCGAAGGTTGGGGTATGCGCCCCCGGGTGGGGGCGCACTGTCTGCGCGACGACTAGGACAGCGTGTTGACGACGATGAAGCCGGTTCGTGCCTTCACGTACGCGCCGGCGGCTGACCTGGTTCTGATGACGACTGACAGGCGCTGTGTGGTGGACAGTTCCTGTTTGGCTGCCGTCATGGTGAACGCCAGTCTGCGCCATCCGGAGGTTTTGTTGCGCGCTCCGGTAGTGCCGGTGAAGATGGTACCGACGGTTGAGCCGTTGCGCAGCAAGAGCATCTTCAGTTTGAGGTTGGAGGTTGTGCCCTTCCAATACCTCAGCGCGGCCGAGACGGCTTTGGTGGGCAGGGGAAACACGATACCGCCTGTCGTACCGTTGCCGTAGACCGCGCCGGTGGTGGCGCCGGGCAGCATTGGAAGTACCAGTACATTCGCTTTTCGCATGTGAGACTCCTTGGTGAAATGGTCTGTTCGATTCGTTCGCCTTGCTGTCTTACTGGTCAAGTTCTTCGCGGAACTGTAGTACCAGTTTGATCCGGTCCTGTGTCGTGTGGTTGGGCACGTTGACCGTGAGCCGGTCGGTGTCCAGGATCAGCGCCACGGCATTGGAAAGCGGTGTCAACTCGTCGCATTTCCATCCTGTGGTTGCTCCCCACAACTTGCCCGTCGAACCCCATGGCACGGTTCCTGTGCGGAATACGGTCGATGCGTTTTTGAAGACCGCGAGGAAAAATTTCGCGGTGTGCGAAGTCGTGCCGCCGACGAGGCGCTTGGAGACATAACAACGCTCCAGCGTTATCGGGCGATCGAACTTGAGCCCTCCGGTTGTGTTGTTTCCGAAATGCCGCGCGGTGGTCGGAGAGATGTCGATTTCGATGTACTTGCGGCGAATCGAGTTCTGTACGTCCGCAACGCCGATGAGGCCGGCCATTGTCCTGGGGATTGTTATTCTGTCACCCATGAAGATTCTCCTTGTGTCAGGTGAAATGAAAATGAACGGTAGACTGCGAAAGAGAGGGGCCCGGTTGGCCGGGCCCCGTGTCGCGATTGACTACGTCCAGAGAATTTGCTTCAGTGCACCATCGGCAATGACCGAGTACACCTTCTTGTTGCTTACGACAGCCTTTTCGAACTGCCTGGAGATGATCTTCTCGGTTTCGATGAAGATCCCCTGATCATCCGACGCCAGCGCGATGGCGTAGTTCGGATCCAGGGTTACGATTTCGGTGCCTGTCGGTGCGCCCGCGGGTACGGTTTCGACCTGGTAGAGAACTGCGCCCATTGGCGTTACCGGCGTACCGTTTTTTTGGAACTCCCAACCGCTGAGCGGGTCCTGGAACTGCGCCATCGTGAGGATACCTTCATAGGACCGCTGCGGAGCCAGGATCGCGCCCATCTTGAACGGCGCGGAGTAGCTGGTGTAGTTGCGAATGAGGTCGGTGTACTGCAGGGTGCCCGCGGTACCGGCGAAGGTGTCGGGCGATGCGCCGACGGTACCGTCTCCGACGTGGCCGAGCTGGTAGATGTCATACAGCTCGTCGGCCGCCATCTGCGCGCCGATCAGGTTCAGGAAGATCTTGAACACGGTCCAGGGCTTGGATTTCACCACGGAGTAGGCCACCTGAATCTCACGGCCGTAGTCCATGATCGGGATGTCTTTCTCGCGGTGCTCGATGCGGGTGACGGGATAATCCCCGCCCTTGCCGCTTGCCGCGCGCCGGCCGAGAGACTTGGTATTGCGGGTCGCGACCGATGCGAGGTTGAGGTTCGGGATGTAAAGCGGGTGGAACGTTAGACCGGCAACGCTTTCTTGTGATGCGACAAGGCCGTCCGGGTTCGATCGGCTTGCCTTCATACCGGCCTCGATCTCACGCTTGATGAGTTCGGGGACCATGTAGACGGCGGTTGACATCAGTTTTTCAATCGATGCCGCGTTGGTTCCGCTGAGTTCCAGCCCGAGCACCATGAGGTGACGCTCGAAGGCGTCGAGCGGGCATGCCTTCTCGCCCTTGTCGTTGATGGGCGTCGGGTCGAGTGACTCCAGATACTGGCTGAGCGTCTGGTGCTTCTGGTCGCACGAGGCGAAGAGTTCCAACGCCTTGTTGTGCGAGTTGTACGCAAGGATTGTGTCCTTGAGTTCCTGTGCTTTCTGAAGAAATTCCATGGTGTTGCTCCTGCTTGTGGGTGGAAAGTGTTCTTTTGTCGTTTCGTTTCAATCCACGCGCCCCACGCAGGGCGCGATGTGTTCAGAACAGCACGTCAACGCGTTCGGTGTCCCAGACGTTGATCACGGTGCCGCGCGTGTTGAGCAGTTTTGCGGTTGTATGGCCGCCATCACAGATAAGGCCGCCTACCTGGACGATGTCACCGCTGTCGGCATTGTTGGCGACCGGGCGGGTCGTTGTCGCGCCCAATTGCGCGACTCCGCTTACCTGAACCACGATCTCACGGGGCGTTGCTTTCGTGCCCCAGCAATGCTCACTTACCGCGAGAGCGGCGCCGAAGAGTCCGCCGGTCGTGCCGGCGAGACCGCCGAGGTTGTTTCCGCGCACGCTGCACGCGACGCGGTTGGCGTCAATGTTTGCCTGGGTGAAGCCACGGAGCGCCTTGACGGTACCGGCGCCCATGGTTGAGGTTGTGGACCGGTTGATCAGCGTGAGTTCGACGCTGCCGATGCCGATGTTGTTGACGATACGAGCGAGGTTCATAGGGTCATGCTCCTGTTTTGAAGTTGCTGACGTTGACGAAAGATAGCCCGGATGCCGTCACCTTTGTCGGTTCCTGAAAATGTCGAGCGAAGGTTTCATCGATCTGCGCCTGCATCTCGATCAACTTGGTTTGGTCGCTGGTGTGTTGGAGCTGGTCGAGCGCCATTGCCTTCTCGATGCCGTGCATCGACATCATGATTTTGCCCTTGATTCGGTTCTTCATGTCCTGCATTATCGGACTGACTTCTGACGCTGATGCATTGTCGGTCCGTTGGAGGCCGCTGGACAACGCATCGATCAGGGTGGACAGTACCGTGATGCATTCATGAACGTCAATCGAGTCAGGCTTGGAACTGAGACGGGTTAAAAGGTTCCGTGCTGTCGTCAACTGTTCCATGCCTTAAATCTACACCCCTTCGTTTGAATTGTCAAGTCTTATGGGTTTTTTTTGACTGGTAGTTGAAGACGATTGCTTGAAAAAGGAATGAGCCGGGGTCCGTTCGTTGTTCTTCGTTGGTTAGTTCTATTTTGTCAAGAATCATTATCGGGGACAGGTTTTTCACCATCTTGCGGAGATTGGCGATCTTGAAGGCCGGCATGTAGGGATTGAGAAGTTTGGCGATCTGGTCTTCAACTTCCGGCTGCTGCGGGTTCTGGTCTTCAACTGCCGGCTGCTGCGGGGGCGGTACCGGCGCGGCTGCGGCGTCTTGAGGTTTTGGTCCGGCGGTCTTCTTGTGCTCTTGGATTCCAGCTTGTACGAGTGCGGCGATCTCTTCGGGTGAAGCCGGGCGCTCTTCTTGCGCCACCTTCGTGACCGGCGTTGTTGTTTCTTTCGACGGTTGCGGACCGTACTTCTCGAATTCGAGTTCCCACTGTCGGTTGTTCAGCCAGGTTGCGAAGTGTGGCCAGGCCGGGCAGAAGTCGCCCGCGGCCGTCAGGCGCTTGCGGTGTGCCTTCTGTGCTTGGATTGCGGGCAGAAGGCGATCGAGGGTTTCAGAGGCGTCTCCGTGCGCCAGGAAGGTCTTTAGTTCCGTCTCGTTGCCACGCTTTGCGCCGGGGTAGGCTTTGCGTATGGTGTCGAAGCGCTCGGCAAGAATTGCCGGGTCCTGGGGTTCATCGGTCGAGGTCGCGCGCGTATGGCTTGTATCGGTCTGTATTGCTTGATTTGGTATTGTATTGCTATTAATACTTTCTTCAATTTCATCTTCACTGTATCGGTTTGTTTTTGGGATAACCGAACCCGATACGAATTTCCCTGAAATGAGTGCAGGATTGCCACCTTTCGCCCCATTAGTAGCGTTTCTGCTACGAATTTCTTCCTCTCGGACCATTCGGCGACAGTACAAAACTCCGTCATTGCGACGACTGCAAATTCCTGTGGTCAAAAGTAGGTTAACCACTTGCTGTACGGCTGGGATATCCGTTCCATACCCTAATAGGTTGGCTAATTGGTTATCCGACATTGGCTTCCCGGCAAGCGAAAGGAAGCCGCGTTCATTGTTTTCCCACATCCGTCCGAGCATCTCGAACCATGTGCAGCGCGTATTTCGGTCGAGTGCTTGCAGGTCCGTGGCTTTGAACCAATCCCCCCAATACATCGGCATTGCTGGCAGGTCGTGCTTCTTTCCCATGGGGTCTCCTGAAAGACGAGCCGCCGTACAGGTGGAAAGAGAAAGAGCAGGAGACTGCGACTCTTCCTCGTAGTCTGGACGACGGCTCGGTCTTGGTGAATGTCCAGGCGTGATCACCCTGGCTTCCGGCCACTAACAGAATATACTCGCATCTTCGGCAAGGTGAGACACGCGAGTCGTCCGACCAGCGAGCGGACACGGACCGTCCGATCAGCGAGCAAGGGCGAGCCGACTCGGATTGGTGGACCGTCCGACTGCCGAGCGGGCAGACTGGCTTGTCATGATCGTACTGGACAGATGACCATGCAACCGAGTATACTTATGATGTGATCGTGTGCGTCCTGGTTCCCCGGGGGTGGTGGTCACGCGCGTCAGGGGACGGGGACTCTCGCAAGTGTCAATTTTGCAACCTTAACGGAGGGCTTGACATGCGGTATTTTCATAGCGGGAAACTGCAAACTTGCGATGCCGGGGCGGTTGACATTGGGACAATTGATATCATCAATAAGGTGTGCGGTCCCCTGCGTACTTTGACCGCCCAGGACGTTCATGTCCGGGGCCTTATCATCCTGGGCGAAGAGCCGACTTCCAAGGGCAGCATTCATCCGCGGTCTGCGCTGGAAGCGCTTGCTGCTCTGTTGCCGAAGGCGCCGATGATGGTTGGGCATGTATGGGATGCGGCGCCGTGGGGGAAGGTTTTTGAGGCGTCCGTTCTTGATAACCAACCCGGTTACAAGGGCGCGGTCTTGAAGCTGCGGTACTTCTTCTTGAAGGATGCCTCGGGTGACCAGCGCGCTCAGCAAATCGATTCAGGGATCCATTCCGAGGGATCGATCGCATATTTTTTTGGTAGCGCGAAGTGTAGTATCTGCGGCATGCCTCTGGGTGAGTGCGGCCACCGCCCGCTGGAGAAGTACAGCGGCCAGGTTTGTTACTGGATTCCCGGCGACTTTACGAAGGTTGCCGAAGTGAGTTTTCCTGTTTTCCGTGGTGCATACGACAAGACCCAGGCGACGCTCAATACCGACGAGGAGAAGGGCGCGATCGCTGCGTTGGATACACTCATCGCGGGGGTAAAGGATGTCACCGGAACAAGCGGAAGTCCTGCGGTTGATACGTTGTCAAGCGATGCTGGAACAGATTCAGGAGGTGATGGAACGGCTCCCGCTTCCGGAACTGAACCACCTCCAGCGGCGATTGGAAGCGGAGCATCTTCTGACGCCGGCGCTGAGCCGCCTGTTAAAGCGACGCCTGATCTCGGTAACGCTGCGGGAACGGGATCCGGTGACGGGGCAGTACCAGGCGAAACTTTGAGTTCGGCGGATCAGTCTGCATCCGAGGTTGCTGCTGTCATGGTTTCCGGGGATTCGGCGGCGCCGCCCCCGGTCATCGACACACCCGCCCCGGTCGTGTTAAACCCTTCGCCGGAACCTGCACCCGCCTCACCCGCACCCATCGCGCCGGCAGAATCCGCGGCAGCGGCGACGGTGGTCGATGCAGTTGTCCCGCCTGTGTCCGCAGTCGCGACTCTTGACGGGGCTGTTGTTATACCCGCGACTCTTCCTGTCACGCTTTCCACAATGTCAATCGGCGCCTTCCTCGGCAACGTGAAGCCCGCGAAGTCGGGCGCGGCGAACAACGAATACTTCCAGCTCGATGCGTTCAAGAATCTCCCGGCGGGTTCCTATGCGGTCCAGCCGAAGTACGACGGTGTGTACGCGGAGATTCATGTGAACGAGAAGGGCGAGGTTGCCGTGCTGACCCCGGGCGCCGATCAGGCTGAGAAGTTCTCGAATCTGGTTGCTTCGGCTGAGAAGCTGCCGAAAGGCACGGTCCTGAGCGGTGAGATCGTGAAGTACCGTGGTCGGCAGCGAATGGATCATACGGACGTGATGGCATACATCAATGGTAAGGGACCTTACGAGGACTACCATTTCAAGTTCAAGCTTTTCGATGTGCCGATGTACGATGGCAAGGATCTTCGTGAACAGCCATACTCGGACCGTCTGAAGATCATCAATGATATTGGTTTTACCGGCACGATTCATTCGGTCAAGACGCTGGTGGTTGCGCACAAGGCTGGTATGAATGATGTGGTGAACGCCATCGTCCAGGTGGAGACGCGTGAGGGCGCGATGGTCAAGGCGCTTGACGCGAAATTTCTGAGTGCCGACGCTGGTAAGTACTTCAAGTTCAAGCGTCAGTCGGTGATAGACGCCTTGGTGAAGTCGGTTCATGACGACAAGGGCGGCGCCTATACTTACGAGTGTGAAGTCGGCACGGCGGATGAGCGGGAGGTTATCGGGACAACGTACGCAACGAGTATCAAGGCGGCCGTCGGCGATATCATTGAGGTGTCGGTGGACCACGTCACGTACGACACCGCGAGTCATAAGGTGAGTTGGTACGCGCCGAAGGTGATCAGTGTTCGGGCTGACAAGAAGCAGCCCGATCCTTTGAGCACGATCGAGCGCATAGCGGCGGCGCGGGACCATGCCAGCATGAGCACGAATGTGATCCAGCTTGGTGATGTGGTCCCGCGCCTGAAGCGGTATCCGCATGCATACCGTTTGAGCCTTGCCGGTGGCCTTGTGGAGCGCGGCAGCAGTCTTCATGACGTGGATCTCTTTGTCGATCGGGAGTTGACTGATGACGAGCGCGCCGCGCTGGAGGCGGCGCTGGGCGAGGAACTGGCTGAGTCCATGGATCTCAATGTCTGTCCGGGCGGTCCGGATGGTCCGGCGATCGAACTTGCGCCTGACATGACCCCGGCTGCGATCGAGGCACTTGCCAAGAAATGGAAGTATGCCAATCGATTCGTCATCCAGAGACATTGGTGGGGTAACAAGGTGCACTACGATATTCGGTTCGGTTCACCGACCGCGCAGCGCATGTGGGGCTGGACGCTGTTCACCGAATTGAAGGAGGACGGGACGAAGACGCGGACCGTGGAGAAGATGTATCACGATCCGAAGTGGCTTACGTTTGAAGGCGATATACCCGTGGGCCAGCCCGGCAATCCGACGAAGAATCTTGTTGCCCACATGGAGATTGTTGACTCCGGGACGTACGAGTTCGTCAAGCGGACGAGCGACTTCCTGGAAGTCATCCTTCATGGGAAGCATCACACCGGCCGTTATGTGTGGCGCAAGATTTCCGTGCAGCATTCCGATGAGGATATGCTTGCGGCGCCGGAGCACGAGGGCGGGGTGAAGTCGCGGTACATTTGGATTGTGTGGAAACCGAAGGAGCAGACGAAGTCCGGCGCGACAAATCAGATCGGGTACAAGGTTCAGAGTGGGACTTTGCTGATCTGGGAGACGGATCTTGTTGATGCGGCGTCACTCGTGCCGGGGTTTTGAACAAGTGGGGGGGATCCTTTTTTGGGCAATAATTGCCGGAGTGCTCGGTGCGTGTGATTGCTCCACCGAGGCTGCCGGCGCTAATGTAGTGATCCAGATTACCATGCGACTTAATGATAATCAGAGCACGGCGCGCCTTGACACTTGTGTCTCGGTGCGCCGTTGTGTTTGGGGGGCGAAGGTGCAGTATCCCGGGCGATTGGCGCCTATTGAGTATCGACTGCCTGAGTACACCGTGACCGTTATTTCAAACGACTAAGAGGATTGTATTATGACCTATCCTACCCTTTATTCAATCTATCTCGGGATGCTGTACTTCGATGAGTTGTCGAGCACGCCGCCTGATCCTGCTACTGGCGATACCGTTCTCGCTACTGCACAGAGGGTTAGTGGCGGGCAACTTTTTTCATTCATGGCGCGTTTCGCTCGTCAGTCCGGCGAGGTGAGCGAGTATCTCACGAAGCTGGGGTATCTTTTTGTCGGGCGCGGCGTCGCGGTGAGTGCATATATCCCGATCAGCGATGCGGACAATCTTGAGAACTTCATCCGTGAGGTCTATCGTTACGAGCGGTACTATGGGTCGCTGGAATCCTCGCGTACATATGCCTGGCCGGGTAATGATCCTGTCCGTGTGGAATCATACCGCGCGATTGCCGGCAGCATCGTCGATTGGGTTGCGTCTCTTGTCTCGCAGGGCGCCTGCCTGGTGCAACTCTGCCGGGACTTGAATCTGAAGGCGACGCGATTGACTTATTCCGACAGCGGCGCTACCGTGGTTTGTCCCCTTGTCAATACTCATTCCCACATCAGCACTATCTGTCATCTGTCACACGACTCTCTGTACGATTGGTTCTTCATTGCCACGCACGATTCCGGGCGGTACATCGTGCGGATCGATGGCGCCGGCACGCCAGTCATCACGAGTACGGATACCTCGGCCATGGTTGGCCGTAATTCGATCGGGTCTAAAGCCGTGGTGAATGGAAACGGTATTCTTGCCGTTGGCGGTGTTTCCTTCGGCGGGGATGATTACTGCGAGTTGTTCGATGCGCACGATCCCGCCAACTTTTCATGGGCACCCTTGGCGCGGTTGGATTATGGCGCTGTATGGGTAAGCGCCGTGGCGTGGCAGGGGTCCCGGCTTTACACGTTTACCGGGGATGTGGTGAACACGAATTGGACGATGAGGGTGTATGACTGTTCCGCGCCCTCAGCGCCTGTTCTGTTGAGTACATACGCTTCCCCGGCGGGCGCCGGTGTCGTTCGAACCTGCTGCCCTGTGGGCGGCTTGGTTTTCTGCACGGTCGATACGCCGAACCCCGGCTGGATTGCGGTTGACATCAGCAACCTTGCCGCGGTCCAGTATCTCGGCGCCGACTATGCCACCGTGCGGGCCGGCTACATCAACGGATTCGATGGGTACATCATCACCCCCAGTAGCGTGAATACGAAGTACTGCCGGTGGAATCTGAGTGCATTCAGCGCGACGAGTATTCCTGCCGGAGAGGTGGACCTTCCTGACCCCTGGCCGCATATGGCGCGGGCTTTCGGACAAATGGGATCGAGTGGCGATATAGTGGTAGCTGAGGAACTGGCCAGTCGTGATCTTTTTGTTTGTACCCTTGCCTCGAATAATCTCATTCCCGCGCAGGACATCGTGAAGGGCATTTTCGTTACGGAACACATTATTGTCGTGAGCGCGCTTTTCGTTTACACGCAGTATGATACGCTGGTGGTGTACATCGGAGCATATTAAGCTGAAGCTTCTGGAACCGGATTTTTCAAGGTTTACAGTTTGCGAAATGGCGGGTTGTCCGATTTACAGGATCTTGTGAAAAATGCCGGGACTGTGAGTCTTTGGGCGCATGTGTGCGGTGATTTTTTCTACGCGACTGACGGCGCATTTTTTCGGGTCTATAAAGGTCACATCGTTTGAGATGAGAAAGGGAGTCCCCTTATGGCCGGCATGATAGCGAATAATCTCCGTAGCGGGGATGTGTACTTCATTCGTGATGATGGCGCCCTTGCGTGGTATTCCCGGATACAACAGGCCGGGATGAACTATGGACATGCGATCGATGTTGTACCGACACACTGCGGATTCTTTTTTAATTGGGATCCGTTCATCAGGCCTACCTATGTTGACAAGATTTTCATGAACCTTGAGTTGTGTAATATGCAAGGAAAAGGGACGTGCGTGGAGTGCAACGATCCGTATATTCGGATTGGGAAGAAAAACAACTGTCCCGGGATTATGTGCATTTTTCGACCCTGGCTGGTCGATTATCGCGCCGGTGTCAAGAGTTTCACGGGCGCTCCTTTTTTCAGTTATTACGCCGAGTGGTTTTTCAGTGAGATTCTTTGTTTGCAGATGAAGAGTATCGGGAAGACGGATTATGATTTTGGGTACGTCGCGTCAGCTTTCATTGGTGGCCTTGGCGCTATAACCTTCAACCCTTTTATAATGGCTTTTCAGAAAATTCGGCAGCAGGTCAAACTTGATAATCGGTACGTTTGTAGTACCTGGGTGATTGAGGTTCTTCTTATGCTTGCTTCGTATCGGTATGCAATGCACGACATTTACTGGTACGGAAAGAGTACACCCAAGTCCGGGTGGTCTTTGGCCGGCATGCCGAATATCCCTCCGAGTCAGCGAAACCTGGAGATGGCGGTTATGAGTCCGCTCTATAATCCCGATGTGGTCTGTACTCCCTGGACGCTCAAGAATCAGATTTATGGAGCATATTATCCCGGTACTTATGGGCAGGGTCTTTTGACTGGCGCTCACCCTGCGCCTTGATATTCGATAGCGAAAAATGAGGATGCCGGCGATGGGAGGTTTTTCTCCTGTCGCCTTTTTTCATTTTACCCCTGGGGTAAATCGGAAAAAATCGTGTCTCATTCTGACCGGTTTCTTAGTATATTGAAAGTGAGGGTTTGGGGGAGATGATTTGATGATACCGTGCATTCTGTAGTTGGTGGAAACTTCAGTCGCTCGTTTGCATTATAGGAGGCGCAAAATGCCATGTAACAACACTTGTTTGATGGGTGAGATCTGCGGTGATCGGTATCTTGGCACTCTGCAACCGCCGTGCGCCTCCCATCTGGAGGGGGCCGCTCCTTCCGCATCCACCAACACAGGCAGCCCAAAATTTCCGACGTTGGAAGACGTGCGGAAGGGTATCGTGGCAGCCGGTGTCTGTTCGGAGATTGGTCTTGACATGAACAACTTTGGCGTTGGCGTGGCAGCGGCTCACTCCATTATATGTCGTCAACTTCGGGCGAGTGCCTGAGAACGTTGGTGTAAATGCCTGGCCGACCATATTATAGGCCGGGCTTAACAGAAAAGGAGCATTATGCCTTTAGCAAACGAAATTCGCGCCGCGATAAACCGCTGTAGTCGGGAGAACATCAGTAACACACCCGACTTCATCTTGGCAGAGTATCTTCTGTCGTGTCTCGCAGCTTTTGAGTCTGCCAGTATGCGGCGCGAAGAGTGGTACGGGCGTCATCTTTCTATCGGAGGAAACGCCCGGCAACCGGAGGAGCCACCGGCCAACGGCGAGCAACTCGCGCAGCCTGCAAAGTGCCTTGATTGCGAATATTGGCAGAAGCCTCGCGGTGGTTTTTGTTTGCGTGGTGATCGTGATACTTACTGTGTAAAGGTCGGCACTCAGCAGGCGAGTGCGCAATAACGTTGGTGTAAATGCCTGCCGAGAGCGATTTTGTAGGCGGGCTTTTTCAAAGGAGCATTTATGAGTTGCGGCTATCTTCTTGAGTTCGACGATGTTTCCGAACTTATCAGGCTCCACTATAATTTGCAGGAGTATACCCACAAAGTAATGATGTCCCAGGCTCGTAAGATATGTGATCGCAAGGAATGCCCGCTTGACACTAAGGAGTCGGCAGGCACTCCCAACTCGCCAAGGGATGCAATTTTGCAAGCTCTTGCGCGAGGGTATTGCGCTCCGAAAAATAGTGGGAAAGAACTTGACAGCGATCTAATCTACGCTATGGCCGATGAGCTTGCAAAACTACACCCGTTGGCATAGGCGTTAGAGTACAGTTGGCCCGTCATGGAGGTTATATGGCGCAGATGACAGAAGAAACCGCATTGCTGATGCTAAGTTATTTCTTGCCAATGAAACCCAAGGCGCGCAAAGCACTCGAATTCATCCGCGCCAAACTGAAGGAGTCGGGCCAACCGTCCTCTAACAGGCAAAGTGCGCCATGTCCGAACTGTGGTGAGCGTGCAGGGCGGTATTCGCTCGGCGAAGCGTGTATGGTGTGCCACTATGAACTGTAGCACGGCGCACGGTGCGCCAGATCGTTGGTTGCAATTGCGCCGGAGATCATTATGGTAGGTGCGCCCACATTCGACAAGCACTGGCGTAGCGTGTGCCGCGTAATCGAGGGGCCGCGCTCTGTCGTGCAATCAATGGTCTGTACTCACTACTTGGGCAAGTGGCCCGGCGTCGTGCGCTGCGGCCTTGTTATGGTAGCCAAAGGCGAGCCCGTGGGTATGTGCATCTACGCAGAGCCTCCTTCGCAATCAAACGTCCGGTTTGGTGGTCAGGGGTTTGAGTTGGCTCGCCTTTGGATTTCAGATACTGTGCCGCGAAATGCAGAAACCTGGCTCATCGCTCAGTCTGTGCGGTTCGTCAAGCGCAAGTGGCCCGCGCTCAAGTATCTCGTCTCGTATGCAGACCCATCAGCGGGCCATCGCGGCACAATCTACAAGGCCGCAAATTGGATCTTCGATGGGCGCACAGACGCCGGGCGAAAAACGCCACGCTGCGATTACGTGGATGAGCGCGGCAAGAAGTACTCACGGGCGTCCCACATCCCCGCTGGTTTGTCGGTGTCAAGGGTTCCACGGGTTTCAAAGTTTCGGTTTGTATACTGGCTGTCTGGCGCACCGAAGGCTAAGGAGTCCGGCGCAACAGCCAACCAACAGGCCAAAGTTGACATGCGCAAAGCCGCACGGTCAACTGTTGGCCGGGACGTTGGTGGCAATTCGCCGCCGACCATGTTATAGGCAAACCTATTTACAAAGGAGCATTATGCGTGCAACGAGAGTGTATTTCGAGCGCACCAAGTCGGAGCCTGGTTACTGTAATCGTAAGGCCGGTATTGAGATCGAGATTTCTGGGACAGAACGGGCCGCCGATGCTTTGCGGAATGCAGAAATATTCGTGGCTCATGCGCTCAATGAAAGTCCGTCGCCTCAGCAAATGGCAGTGGCGCTCGAATTTGTGAATCGTGGCAAAGCGATCGCTGAACTACCATTTTGACGGTTTGCATCGTGAGGAGCGGCGGCGAACAACCACCAACACGACAAAGGGTTGCCATTAGTAAACGGCACCCTTTGCGGGACCGTTATGCACCATTATTGGCGAGCCATGTTATAGGCCGCCGCAGGAGGTTCTAAATGGCTATTTACGCATGCGAAGATCATTCTTTTGTCGTTGTTTGGGAGTCGGCGCGTATTGGTCGTGGTAATTGTCCAGCTTGTGAGATGGTAAGCGAGATTGATCGTCTTGAGAAACAGGTTGCTGATCTCGAAGAGGCGGCGGCAACTATAGGAGTCGCCAAAAACGGCGCATAACACGGCAAGGCGTGCCACGAGTACGCAGCAGCCGTTGCCCTGAGCGTTGTGCACAATGGGCGCGGAACCATATTGTAAAGGAGCGCTTTATGCAGTATCGGAGTGAGGCGTATTCTTGCCCTCTCGATGAGGCGAGGCAACATTGGCTTGATTATCTCGATGATCACGACTCTATAGCCATTGAGTTATGTGCTCAATTTACTGTGGATGCTATTAACGACGCGCTCCTTAAGAGGGTGGAGTCCGCGCCCACAGACGCACAACAACCGCAGCCCAAAATTTGCCCCTGCTTTATCGATGGTGCGGGGTGTG